CAATCGCCTTAGGTATTAGCAGCAAGGTGTTCCAGACTGCCTTCATGTAATGCCCGCCGGCCATCTGGTCCAGTATTCCCTCGATAAGACTCGGTATTGCGCCAAGAAGTCCTTTGTCTTTATCAAAAAGGAAGGACCAGAAAGACTTTAACTTTTCCTGCATTGCGCCGGGCAGCATATTCCACAGTCCGGTAAATCCAGTTGATAGCGCATCTTCAAACATCTTAATAAACTTATAAATAGTCTTAGGACTGACTAGACCAAAGGTTAGGCCTGAAATTAACCCAGAAAGACCCGCATTAATCTTGTCTAACAGATTTAGATCACCCTTCTTCTTTCCAACTATTTTTGCCGCGTCTTTAATACCAGCACCGAAGTCCAGTATTGACGTAAGCGCGGTAATTGCCCACCCGATTACTGGTATTGCTTTTGCAAACTTTAATCCACCCTTAACGAATGGAAATAGCCTAGCAACCCCTTTTCCTAGGAATTCGAATAATTTACCAACAACCGGGATCTTCTTCAAAAGGCTACCGATATACTTAAACGGTTTTGCTATCAGGTTCAAAGCCTTATCTAATTTAAAAAATTTAGAGATTCTACCTATGACACTAAACACCTTGGCAAGAACATTGTCTAAAAACGTGCCGACTCCTTTTAGCGTGTTCGTCCACCTCTTAGCCATTTTTCCGAAGAAGCCCTTCAGTCTGCCAATAAGCCCTGATAACCCAAAAAGTCCTAGCATATCATCGAATAGACCGCCGAATACGCCGTCTCCATCGTCTTTTGGTTTATTTGGTTTTTCTGGCATCTGTGTTGGTTCCGGCTTTTTTAATTCTCCGTAAATACTTTCTAAAAATCTGGACTGCTCTCGCATGTAATAAACCATGTCTTCATTTGAAAGCCTTATGACTTCCATATCCGTAGCCATTGATTCCGAGCTATCATCTCGATTTGCATACAGCATATCACTTAGTTTTTTAACTTCATCGCTCAATTCCCTGTCCATTACTCTGAGTACCCAAGTAGGATCGGCAAGTTTTGATAAGTAACCACTTGACGCCTTCATTTCTGGTAGCATTAGCGCGTTGCCACCTTCAATTATTTCGTGCATTCGCTCAACTACCGGAACCAAAGACTTCGTGTAACCGGATAGCTCATCTTTACTTAAATCCGTATAGCCGGCATCCATGACTCCGCTTTCATTACTAGAAGGGATGGCACGAATCGCAGTAGCAATTTCTTTATACCCGTCGTCTACTACTGCTGAAAGACCGCTCTCTCTTACTGCTTTAATAGTATTTATTATTTCCTGAGATGACGCACTTATCTGCTTTCCTACTGCTCTTAGGGAAGACGTAATACCTTGTACCTGTTCATTTGATAGCATCAACTCAAGAGCCGTGTCCTGTGTAAAACCTCGAATATCTGATACGCTTGAGTAAAGCTTTTCAAATAATTCACCCTGTTTTTTTGAATTCAGTAAAGACTCTACTGTTTCGGACATCTATTTTCTCCCAACTTTTTCCATCGCTTCTTTCTTTTCTTCTAAATACTTCATCAACCTCTTGTTAAGACTTATTACCTCTGCATACTCGATAAAATTTATATGATACGCATCAACTATCTTGTGCAGCCCCAAGATGAATTCTAGATCGTATAGATCCTTTTCCTCCACGAAAGGGCCTTATGAGGGCTTCCCTCCCCTCAAGCCTTATCTCATTTTCAGTACCACATACGATACCGTCATCATCCCTGAGATCGCAGGATGTTTTAATTGGACTAAGATCGTGAATCATTAACTTGTCGATTTCTTCAATCACAGAAATATCGTCTTCATCTTTTAAGTTGTAAAGAAGGTCATACGCCTCTTTGAAATCCATGTTAGTGACCATAAGAGCATGGAGACTCACCCTGTCTGGTTTTCCACCCTTAATATCTTTATTCCATCTCCCCTTTTCGAGAAGCAAGAAATTCTTAACAGATAGTGGGCTAAATTTTAACGCCTTACCTTGTATTTCCGTCTCGATCGGGAACGAAAGAATCTCGTGATCAACATCCTGAAACTCCACACTGTTCTCCGTAAATACTGCTTTTGTTTCTTTGCCGCAGCCTGAACAAACGTAGGGCACCTCATATTGTGTTCCCCTAGTAGTTGAGACCTTTCTTAGTATGCCTAGATAAATTGCGTCCGGTACAGTCAGATCGTCTTTTGACAGCGGAGATCCCATTGTATCAATACCCTTCAATGTCGTTTCCAGTGAAGTAATTATTGATAGATTTGAAATCGTAGCAGATTTTACCTCTCCGAAAGTATACGTTCTGTACCTTAGCTTTGATCCGCTCGGGTATGCTAACCCCCTAGACGGAAGCGACGCTACGTCTATTTCTATCCACGGTATCGAGATGTCTTTTTCCATTTTTTCCTCCTGTGACTTTAGTTAAATGAACCTACCTATTACTGACTTCAAAGCTTCAGTTAATGTAGGCTCTGGTATCTTTTCTTTAGTGCTTACACTATCTAGACTAGAATTTACTATCTTAAAACTCATCGTATATGTCTGTGCGTCACTGATCTGTGCACCGTTGTATGCAATCTCGCCATCTGGTATAACCCAGAAGTTATGTACTGCTGTAGTTTTTCTACCAGCATCTAGTAAAGCCAGTCTTATCTTTCTTACCGGCTGCACATTTCTTACGTTACCAAAAGAATCCGGCGCTACTGACTTGTGGTTATCTCCTAGACCAGATACGAATAATCCGTAGTTATTAATATCAAGATGTATCCAGTCAGTAAACCACTTTAGTAATGTTCTTTTATCGTCATCATAAAAAGTAATGCTTATTTCTCCAGTAGTTGCTCTTATAGGAAAAAAGAAAACGTGCTGTGGTAAATCTATTTGATGGTGCTCCAATGTTCCCATTGGTATCGTTACGTCATTTGCTGGAAAGAAGTCCTCAAACGGTGCAGGTGGCTTGCTGTCAACGAAATCAACGATCCAAAGGTATTTCTTTTCCCATTCAACGGAGCGTACCTGCGTAATCCCTTTACCGCTCTCTAAGAAATTTGAGACTTCACGCTCTATGTTTGGAATTCCGAATGCCATTTTAATCCCCTTCTATAAAAGATAACAGAGAAAATTCCCTATGAAAAGAAAAAGCCGGAAATGAATCTATCTCCGGCCCAACTTTTTAATCTTTTTCAGAATTTATTAAGACACGGGATTATCAATAAAGAAATCAAAGCTAAGTGTAAGAGATGGACGTTGCGCATCACTTGTAGAGCCATCAAGTTGCGGTAGATCCGCGTCTTCATAGATACATCCGTAGTAAGTCGTTCTAGCACGAACTTTATCCTGATTATCAAGAAGCTCTAACATGATAGTCGCTTCCAAGTCTTTCTTAGGAAAAGCAGAGCCCGTGCGACTAGCCCAACACAATTCTCTCCAAGACTTGATCAATTTGTAAACCATTGAATCAACTGTCTCAGTAAAGGTAATTGTGAAGCTATTGCCGTAGTCAAGTATGCCAGAATGAAGAGTCTTATGACCTCTAATCTGCACCTCAAACTTTTGATTAGTACCCTTAGGCTGATCTACTGACTCTGTTCTAAGATTCAATTGCTCGCTCAAGGGGAATCCGAGTGCTCCAACAGCAGGAAGCGTTATGAAAACAATGTTCCATTTCGTTACCTGCGCGTAGTCAGGTAACGACCTTAACTGATCTATGTTAATTTTTGCCATTTGTTACTCCTTGTTTAAATTGCTCCTGCGGCAGTTGAGAAACTAATGTTAGAAGGTGTGATAACTATTCTGACTGGTACGGATTCGATAGACTTAGTTGGTTTAACAAATACGTCAACATTAAGTCGGTTAGCGTCAATGTCTTCTGGAAGATTGTTTGTATCATCGCAGACAACATCATAGTCATAGAGACCTTTACGCGATTTAATGGTCTCAAGATAATCTTTAATCTTGATTTCAATGATTGCTCTCTCTTCTTCGTTATTAAGTTCGAATAACCAGTTTTCAAGTAAGTCCTTTATTGCAGGAGTAATAACGATCAACATGAGTCTAACGTTTAATCTATCAAGCGCAGATGCACGCGCTAGAAGCGTTTTCTGCCCCCAGACAACAATGCCCTTACCTGATTTAAACTTAATTGGATTCACTCCGGCGTCGTAAAGGGCGTCTAGTTCTCCGTCCTGGAATCTTTGAACCGTGTCTAGTACGTTTAGCGCGCCCCTCTTATAACCTGCTGGTGGAAACCAGATTTCGTAGTTATTAGCAGAGAAGCTGATTGAGCCAGCAACGTGTCCGTCTGGTGAGATCCACAACTTACGATCATTGAACTTATCTTGGATCTGCAAGTGAGGCGTATAAAGCGCGCTGTATGAACTGTTTAAGTTCAAGGCTGTTTTTCTGTAATTAATAATTTCGTTCAGGTAATCCGCATGAACTTCAGAAGCATAAGGAACAGAAAGAACAGCTACGCAATCCTGTCTGTACTGAGCGATTGAATCAAGAGCCAGCTGATAGCTAGGAACGGCATAACCACCGTCCATAAGTATTGTTACAGGGAATTCGCTGGTATTTTTGAACTGGTCTACTGCCGAGATCATGTTCGCGTCTGTAATCGCAACGCCATCAGATCCACCTGATAAAGCTAATGCAGTTGACTGCACTTTTGGTAACGTCGACTCAGGTATTAAAGGGTTGCTAATGGCTCTAATATAGTTAGATCCTTCTAGGACGTCTTCTACGAATATGTTTCTTCCACGTCCGTCTTTTTGTCCTTTAGTTCTCGATATCAAATGCTTTTCCAATGCTACGTTTAAGTTCTCAGTTTTGAAGACGCTTATTTCAAAACTACCGGGCTCTACTAACTCCGGAGATTCAGCTATTGTACGAATTTTTATATGTATCTGATTTGACCAAGCACCTTGGTTTGCGCCGTAAAGAAGTAAAGCTTCGTCTTGTGCCCGCACTTCATCAACACCCTGTATGGTAGGCGATGGAAAAGAAAAACCTGTTGGTGCTGAGCCATCAGAAATATTCGTTACATTTCCGGCTACAACCATTTGATAGTTAACTGTGCTAAGATTTGAAGTCGCTATAAATCCACCGGTAACTGCGCTCATTGCAAGAGCCGTTGCAGATGCAACCACACTAGCACTAGCACCTGTTGTAATCGCAATTTCAACAAGTGTTTTACCTAGAAGAGTTGGAGCAACCCCGCCGCTGTCTACGTTATAGTAAAACGCGTAATCCGTTGTTTTTGTACTAGCGTAGAAGAACGTATTATTTAAAGAACCTCCCACGTCAGCGACTACTGTAAATTGTCCTGATTCAGAGACTCCGGGTATTTCGGGCAAGCTATCAAAAATATAAGAGGACGGGTCGGATAACCCTGAGCTTAAAGCCATATTTGCCGATGCTGAAGTAGATGTCCTTACAACCATGCCGCCGTAAAGAGCGTTGTTTGTGACGCGCTTTACCCATAGCTTATTTGATCTTTCTAGATAGGCCATGGCAGAAAAATGTGCCATATCGTACCCAACTTTTATTTTTGAATCAGGTGTATATCTGTTTAAGAATTGCGTGTCACTTGTAACAAGTGACGGCTTGTTGGTTTGGCCTTTTTTTGCAGCGATTACTATAGCCCCGTAAACTCCCGCAAAAGAAGCAACTCTGGTAGTAAGATCAATTTCCTTCATCAGTACCGCAGCAGCTCCCATTTTAACCTCCGTATTTAATATTTAATTCCTTTAAAATATGGTTGACGTTAACGTGAGTTAAATCAATTTCAGTTTTACCCCTAGTGGGAGTGGGCTCTGTAGCTTGTCAGAATTTAAAACTTTTTCAGTAGCTCTTCCAGTCAGTCTAATAGTAGCTCCACCGTATTTAATGATAGTAGGGTAATCTACGACCGAAATCAATAGTCCTGTTTTACCACGTACTTCTTTTTCCTGTGAAGTCGGAAGTACTGTTATCGGTTCACCTTTTTGTGTGTTCGTCATGCCTGTTACGACTACTCCGACTTCATTCTTTTTTTTCTTAGCCATCGTATTAACTCCTTATAACTTAATCTCAGCTACTAATTCCTGTTTTTCATTAAACAAGTTAGTAGAAAAGACATTGGCTCTGATTTCATTTATGATTTTAGCAGGTCCGTCAAACACAAAGAATACACCTCTAACAGTTATCTGTCCAAGCATAGTCTTGTAATGCGCTCCCTCATAATTAATTACCTTGTCCATCAAATCCTCATAACTCAAGAAATATTTGAAGTCGCCTAGCTGAGATCCCATATCTACAGAAATCTCTTTTTCTTTAGCTATGCCCTCCTCCGCGTAGTACAGCGCTTCAAACTTCTCCTGAGATTCAATGGACTTGCTTATAAACAACATCTGTATATCAAACTCTCCATAAGCGGCTGCGTAATACGCACCGCTGCTCTGACCATTGTAATAACCTTTCACGTTATTCATCCTCTGCGCCGCGCCAAACTGCGGCGTCCGCATGATTGTCCTGTTGTAACAGATAAAAGGAACTTCTATTGAAGGATTTTCGTTATAGTTATTCTTCTGTAAGTATGACCGGATTGCTGTATCAAAACTTAGTTGTTCGTCATAAACGACTTCGATAGGCGACAGTTGTCCCTTAACCATATCCTCGAATGAGAGTAGGGCATGAGAAACTGTCGATACTACGTCGTTTAATCTATTACTCATTTTTTGTTCTTAGAATATTTTTCGCCTAACGCCTTCCACTTTTCAGGCTCAAATACGTACATCGCCTCTGCGTCTGCGTCCTCTTTAAGAACCATTGCAGAAGTTACGTCGTCTAATGCCTCCATGAATTTATTCGCGATAAGCTCATCAGACTCAGCTAATTTTTTCATTTCTTCAACAGCGGCAAGCTGCAATTCGTTGTTACCACTAAATCCAGGTTCTACTATTTTTGCAATAGCAGACGTGGCTACGGGTAACGAATTTAGATCTTCAATCACGTCACCGGCGGTCTTTATATCATCTTCCTCAGAAACAGATATTTCACTCTCCGGTGTTTTAGGGTTCATTTCCATTTCTTCCTGCTCAGTGATTCTTTTTTTTGTTATTCTCGCGTATTGCTCGAGTAACATACTTGCTTTTGACATATTTCCTCCGTTTAAGACGTTATTCCGCTCAGTTCATATTGTGTAAAAATTTCTACCGTTTGTCCACGCTCTTTTTTTGATTCTACTTTATACGCGAGTATCTTTTCGTCTTCTCTTTTTACCCGAATCTCGTCACCGGTTAAAACAGATCCTTCTTTCGTGTATAAAAAGGCAGATTGAAAAATTCCAGTCTGTTTAGCAGTGCTTTCAAAGAAGTCGTCACCTATGATGACGCCTGTAAAATCTTTTATTTTCTGTGTTGCTCCTCCGCTTCTATTACCGTGTACTTTGCTATAGATATCAGACTTGTCTTGTCTCCACAGTTCTAACTCCATACCGCTATAATGCAGCACGACATCAAGCCCCTTATCCGCGATGAGCTTTACTATTCTTTCCTGTTCTGAGAAAAAGCTACTCATCTATTTTATCTTCCTTACTCAGTGCTATAATTAATGAATTTATGTGCTTGCAGAATCCAATTTTTTCAGTTGAATTCGCATACGGTCTACCAACCGGCCAAGCAGGTGTTTTTCTTCTATATTTTTTCGGTCTTCCGATTAGTGCGTCATTGTCTGCCGCCTCTGTTTCAAACCTGTGCCTGAAATCCTCGCACTGACATTTTATCATTACAGGATGTTTTTTTACCCTAACCTGTTCGTGATACATTGTTACTTCGCCGTCTCCCGCATTTATTTTAACCGGTATTTTATGCTTCTCAGTAGGCGTATCATTGAAGGACACTTCGTGAAACTGAACTGTAGCCTTGTACTTAATTGGAGAACTTTCTGATTTGACAAGACCGGAGTAAGAAATGGCGTTTATTCCCGGTCTTTCTATTGAAGTGATTTTAGATACTGGAAGGCTAGGGTAATCCTTCAACTTCCTAGCTACGATATTAGGAGGTGTGAACTTGTAGTCACCGTTTGCTTTAGTTCCTACCTTGCCTAAATCGCGTTCCAATGATCGTTTAAAATCCTTTAGATATACTGGCATTAGACTTCCTCTGTACCCTCTTCTGTCTGCCCCTTCATCGCTATCTGCATGGCGATTGGCGCAAGTTCTCTAAGAATCCTAGAAGACTGTGGAAGATTGTTAATTATTCCAGTCATTTCTTTAACCAGAGCAGAGAGCATCTCGGACTTCGTTGCAGCCGGTTTAGATTCAATCTTTGCGATTGCTTTAGCAAATTTCATTGCTGAAGGACCTTCCTCAACGGACTCCATCACTTTAGATTTTTTCTCATTCACGCCCTTGATTGCGAGCTTTAAAGCGGTTCGCACTTCCTTCTCACCTCTCGGCATATTGATCATCGAATTAATTAATCTGTGAACAAGCTGCTGTAATTTATTTGCTTTAACCTGAATGGGTTTCCTACTGATTCTTGCAAAATACATATCAAGAACCGCTAGAACCTGATCATCATCGGTATCAATTTCATCTTCTACACCCTGTAGTTCTTGATTTTCTAAATCAGCTACGGCTGTATCAACCTCTTCTCTAATTACTCCTGCTAGCTTCATACTCTCTAAAAACTTCTTACTTTTGCTCATCAATTTCTCCCTATCTGTAAGCCAAATAAAATTTTGTGTTTGCACGCATACCCTCTGTTGCTTCCGTTTCTAATTCCTTCCCCTCTGATGCAATTACGTCAGCATCAGCAGTGATAGGAATATCCCCCATTGTAAATGACCTTCTTGATCTACCAATTCCCTGTAAAAACAAACCCTGAAGAAGTCTAAGGAAACCCTGATCCTCCGTAGTGATAGACTTCACCTCGTAAATTAGTTTATCCATATTTTCTTCATCCATGTATGAAATAATCTTGTGATTGTAGCAGGCTAGAATTTCATACTTAGCAGAATATGGTACAGTTAATACGGGCTTGTAATAGTCCCACGGTGCTTGAATCGGGTCGATTAACTCCTGATTGTTATACGGGTTGCTTATATCGCAGCTTACCCCGCCTGTCATTCCATAGATACTTGTTCCCGGTGTTCTGATTGGTTTAACACTAGATATCCAATCAGGTGGACTTTTAAAGTCCGGATCATAATACTCGTCAAAAACAAACTGACGAGGATAGTTTATATAAATTTGATATCTTTTAGTTGCCGGAGTGTATTTACTATAAACGGCCAGTGCGTCCTCAACTAGAAGTCTGAAATTATCTATATCAATTTCTAGCTTAGACTTCGCTAAGATGAATTGCCCAGATTTTAGAATTACCCGATCAAACATCTCTCTGACTAGCACGGCCGAACTCCTCTATTTTAACGCCTTAATATCTCTCTTTTTTTCTAAAATTAGTTTCTTGATCTCTGCTTTTCTGTCGGCTGAGACGTTTCCATGTTTATACTCAACTTCCAATGCTTTGACCTCTGACTTGATTAATTGAAGCTTATCAGACTGAGGTACGTCTGTATCTGTATCTGTATCTATTTCTACTTGAACCTTCTCAACTTCTTCCACCTGATCAACAATAGTAGTTGTCTTTACTTCAGGAGAACCAGAGGGCAAAATCATTAGAATTTCGGCGCTAGACATTACGCTTAAAGCGGAAGAGAAGTTCGTAGCTATATCCTGCTCAGATACTTCGATCTCTGTTCCGGGTTTAAGAACTAGTGGTGCTAGGTTTCCGTAGTCTGAAGAAACGGTTACTAATGCTTTTGTCATATTCTTTACTTTAAACATTTTCTTACCTCGTGAAGTTTAGAAGGGGCGTATTTCAGCCCCTTCTATAATAATTCTAATTATTACGCAATAACGTTGAACTTAGTAGCGTACTGAGGAACAACGACTTTAGTACCAGACATTGTAGCAGCAGCTTTTTGCTCGTTCAATGGGTTAGGAGAAAGCGCTTGAGATTGAGTTACAGTCAAAGGCATGAAAGGTGCATAAACACCGGCAGACTCAAGAGGAGACGAACCTGTGTAAAGACCGATACCTGATTTCGCAGCCAATAGAGCTTCTTCAGGAACGCGGATATAAGTGATACCTTTGTACGTTCCAAAGATATGCGCGCCTAATGAGTTACCGTCAGAAAGTAATTGGAAACCATCAAGACCTCGAACTAGAGCAGCGTGCTCACGTCCAACAATCATAACCTTAACTGTTCCGCGACCAGCGTTACCAAGCATTACTGCATCAGCATCAGCTAAACGGAAAGCATAAGATTCACGGTGTAATTTCTCAGAAACTCCTGCGGGAGAAGTAAGAGAGAAAGAAGTAGTTCCAACTGCTAAAGCAGAATACTGCTTAATGAAGTCTCCACCGATTTCAGCGTTGATTTCACGAGTCAAATCCATAGTCATATCTTCAAGGGCAGAGTCACCGAATTGCTTTCTAAGAGCATAAGCTTGAAACATTCCAACAACTGATTTCAAAGCATAAGCCTTAGCTTCAATCATAGTTTGATCCATGAATGAGGTCATACGAGGAATATCAGCCATTTCTTCTAAATTGTTTTGGAAATCAATAAAGATTGCTTTTCCGTTAGCGGGTGCTACTACGAATGTAAGAGCTACTGCGCCAGTAGAGTAGTTGATTGTTCCGCTAACACCCATACCGAGGACAGCACCGATATTCTTATCAGAACCGCGAGGTCCTACGTCTTCACCGTAAACAGTAGCGTCGTCTTGAACAGAAATCTTAGTCATCTCAGCTCGGATTTTAAGACCGGGTAATACGAAGGCAAAGGCTTTAGCTGTACCGTCACCAGCTGCTCCAACATGCTTAGATACGAAGTTAGACGCGTAGCCAAGTGGAGTCTTCGTTCCAACGATTGGGTTAACGATCGTCTCACCGGCAACGATATTGCCCTTAGTATCTTCAGCGCGGATGTTTTTGAAATAAATCAAAGACTTCTGAGCTTCGATAGTCTGGGTAGACGCGATAACGGGCAACACTGAGTTTGACATAGTAGCAGTGATAACGTCTAAGGCAATCTTAGGAAGTTCGCCTAGAGTATTCAATGATCCGTTTGCCTCTAGAATTGATTTGTAAACGCCCCACTGGTCTAATTGTTTACCAAGCTGAACAATGTGGTGCTCTGTTAGTGGCATAGCCCGTGAAACTAGCGATTTCTCGAAAGCCTGAATGTTTTTCTTATACTTTTTGAAATACGTTTCAGCTAAACGTACTGTTTGTGCGTTCTGCAGTTCTTCATTTGTCATAGTAATCTCCTATAGATTAAAATTTATGTTAATTAGATTTTCTACCGTACCCGAAGTGCGGGCAAGCAAAAATTGATGCTTTTTTATTTGCTTAGACGCTCGTTAATTCTGTCTATCGTAGACTTAGACAAGATAATTGACTCACTGATGTCCGCATCAGTTGACTCAACGATCTCAGAATCTACTTCCCTTTTGACCCATGGGTTATTGAAGCTTGTACGAGATTCAAAAACATTCTCTGTTTCTCCGGCGCGTTTCTTAACGGCCTCAACAACTTTAGAGAATATAGCACGTATCTCGGAAGGAGATTGCTTTTTGAGCATTTCCTTAATCTCCTCTTTCTCTAGTCCTGTCTCATCAGAAAGTTCTGACTCTACTTTTTCTTGCTCTTGCTTTTGTAATTCTAATTCCTGAGCTTCCTTTTCTTTTACAATCTCTTCGAATTCTTCAACAAGTGCTTCGATTTGAGGAAGTGTTCCGATTGCAGCAATGCGCTTCCCAATCTTCTCAGCTGATTCTAATGCCGCGGAAACCTGCCTAATCGATCCGAATTTCTCAGAAAAAGATTTTGTAAAGGAAACCGTCCTTTTAAAAGCTTCTTCGATTTCTTCTGGCTCACCCAATTCAGAGTATGCCTTTATCTTTTCAGCCGCATCGCCGGCCACTTTTAACGCGGTTTCAATTTCTTCAGGCGTACCAAGCTCGTCATACTCACGAAGTTTTTTAAATGCCTCTTCAGATTTCGACACTTCTTGCTTCATATGATCATTCTCAGAAGCAAGAGCTTGATTGGCATCTTTTAACTCAGCGTTGTCTGCCAACGCCTCCGCATTTTTCTTTTTAAGATCGCCGTTTTCTTCGGTAATGTGCTCAACCAATTTAGTTAGTTCCATTGTTCCTCCAACTAGTTCATTATTTTTTATCGTTTCATGCCATGATTCAGCGATACCCGGATTTGCTTGTAGAAATCCTGGGTCAATTACAAAGTCCCATCCTACTAGCTTAAAGCCATCCGGGTCAACACGTTGTAATCCGTTTTCTGTCCCGTCAAACCTTCCGTCAGCTCTGCTAGATACGCAGATCTCACTTCCAGCCCTTAGAATTGTATTAAGTATCTTTCCTACAGGGGTATTTAAAATATAAGCTTCTCCAATACCCTTACCGTTTTCGTCGATATAGATGTTCGACATGAAATGAGAAATTAGTCCATCACGAATCGCTTTATCATTCATTTCGGCATCGTGACCAACCGTTCCAAACATTATCTTCTTTTTTAAACGTGCACGAACATCTGGATCTACAATTACGTTCTCCCATAACTTTTTTGGGTAAAACCTTTTATTCCTAGACTCACCATCTGGAAAGAAGAACTCGCCCCTGACTTTAGCAAGGATATGCTGACCATCTACTTCAACAGCAGACTCGTCCACTGAAAAACGTATTTTTGGTTCAACGACGTCATTCATCTTTCTTAGCATCTTGATTTTCTCCTAGAGTAGAAATAAAATTTTCAACTAATACAGGATAGAACTGCCTTCTATCTTTTGCAATACCTTCTTTTTCTATTTTATCAATAAAATCTTCATACATCCTCAGTATCTCGGCTTCTTCAATCTGAACTAGCTTAGCTGCCTCTGATAATATGACTGATGTATCTGTCATATCTAGTAGAAAATCAAGTTCGTCGTCTGACAACCCTTCATTCTTAATGACGCGGTCCTCAATGCTCCTAAACATTGGAATCGCATGGTCAATTACTATTTCCTCGAGTTCAATCTGTTCTTGAATTCTGTGAAAATAACTTAGCTCCGTCAATAGGTGCTGCTTTAATGAGTTTAGTCCAGATAGCGTATCAAGCTGATCGCGAAATCTTGGATAATCATACTCCTCATTTTTATTCTTAGTTATTCTTGTAGCTAAAAATCTTCCCATCTTTCTATGGAATCGCTTACCATCAACTGACCTGTGAAATGCCTTAATTCCACCCATCATTTTAGTTCTGTTCTCTCGCCAATTTGCTTTTTGATTTGCTGATTTTCTATGGTCCTTTATTCTTCTAACATACTCGCGTCTTCCACTTATAAATGTATCAAGCTCTTCCGTTGTTGGCTGATACTTTTCAGTAACTGAACCCGACAATAGCTTATCAAAAACTCTTATCTCAGCTAGAAATGTATGCGCGTCTAACACCGATTGGAATTTCATTTTACACCTGATGTTGCTGTAACTATTTTTTTAACTATTTCCAGCACTCCGTAACCCATCGTTATGACAGTTAGTAGTCCTGCAACGAACTTTACAATAGGCGGCAAACCAAAAATAACATGTACCATCTTACTTACCTCCGTGACGTGCTCCTTTACGGGGGCAAGTTCTGAAGAAACCGAAGTTAAATCAGACCGCATACCCGTGATTTCCTTTTCCAAATTATCTAGTCTTTTGTGGTGTCGCGCCATGATTTTCTCCATAAGAGTCGATCTTCTATGGTGCTGTTCAACTGTTATGGTATTTCTTGTTAAGACTATATTCATCTCGCTCTGCGCTTCAAATATTCTAGAAAACTGCGTATCAATCTTATCAAGCCTTGAGTTAGTCAGTTCTAATTGCATCATTATTAGGTCTTTATCTATCATATGGATTCTTCCCGGCTACCTTGCTGTAGAAAATAATTGTCTCGCCCTGCTATACAACATACGTGCGTCCTGTGGTTCGCTCTTCGCTACTACTTGTGCCTGTGTTAGTAAAGTTAACGCACAGTTTATTACCAACCGATCCTCATCACTTGCCGGACCAATAGAAGCGGCTATCCTTATTGATAGCCTCGCTATACTGTGGCGTAGACTTCCTGTTTCCGTGTCTACGTTATTCACTGCTTTTTTCACTACCTGTTCTGGCATGCTACACCCTAAATCTTTTCGGCTTTGTTTTCAAATTTGAGCGATTCCTAAGTAATAGCGACTTCTTTCTTTTTCTTTTTGATACCTGCGCTTTCTTTTTTCTCTTTAAAACTGCTTTCCGTATGCCTGCTCTTTTTTTAGCGTTTAACGGCTTAGGTCTTTTCTTTCTCTTTAAAGTCTTCTTAACTTTCTTTCCACCTCTGATAACTGTTATAGTCGCCTCTGATACCTCGTCTGTATCAAGTATTTCCCCAGTCAGTAGATAAAATATGACTTCCAACGGTATCATCTCGAAATTGACGGAACCTATTGAATAATCATCATACACGTCAGCATTGAAATCGGACAGGTCGACGTACTCAGCATAATTCAACTCATCGTCTTCATCTTCTCCGTACACGATTGCTTCTAACCCGTCTTCCCCAACTGTTAGAAGAAACGTAACTTCGTCATCATTAGATACGGCTGTTATCTCGAGTCCATCTTTTGTTTCAACTATATCTTCAATCGTTATGTCTTCTATCCCAATTTGCTGAAGCTCGGCGTTTAAGCGTGATTTTAGGTAATTCTCACCATATATACTCGCTATCAACCCCGTTACAGTCTTAGCCCTCATTATTTCTTCCTTCGCTTCATTACTTTTACAGGTTTTAACGCCTCTGTTATGAAACGCAATTTCTCAGCTACGCTGATAAGAATATCGCTATCCGCAGCAGTAGCAGGATTAGGTGATGGATGCTCCGTGTTTAAAATATTCTCTATCATCCTCCCACTCTCTTTCAAAGCAAGACGAATCTTTACAGGCATGTAACTTGCTTCTAGCATTCTTATCTTTGTATCAAAATGCATACCTTCGTCTATAAAACTTTCCAATACTTTCTTAGCCTTCGACATCGTTTTCTCCCTCGGGATCTAATCCCTCTTCTTCTGGTGGCTCGCTAGGATCAAAAGGTGTATTTACAAACGCATTTTCTTTACCAGTCTTCCCAGTATTAAATCTCTTATCCGCGTCAACCTCTTCCTTTGTCTTAATCGCATCGGCTAGGCCAATGGTCTTTAAACTATCTTCCATGTAGTTAACCACACTGGCCATCCTTACGTAGCTCTTGAACGGTGAATCGTCTGAACTTATATCAATGAAGAAATCCTTTATGTTTTTAAGAAAAGAAATAGTTACGTCTGCGTGCTCCAACTTATCAAGGTTATCAATCTCTACAAGTGAGTTCTGCATTGTAATTTCTACGGTAGACGGGTCTACCGAAGAAAAACCGGAATTCGCAAGATGGATCGCAACTAACTGTCGGCATCCATCTAGTATTGCCTTCTGTATACGCTTTAGCTTTCTAAGATACTTCGCATACCTTTTTAACGTTTCTGCCTTACTCGTGGCATCAGATTTAAAGATTAACTCAGCGGGTACACCGATAGAATCGCAGATAACATCTCGAAGCTCTTTTACATTCGTAAACGCGTCATCAGCATCATCAGATTTGTAATCAAACTTCTCAAGTCTTCCCTTATCTCCGAAAATTGGTATAACCCTTGTTCTTCCTGCAGATGATAGTATCGCCTCTACCGTAATCTCTTTCATTTCTTGATCTACGGTTACGGCCTTGTTTATCATATTCTCTATTCTTAGAGCCGCGTTCATACCGGCATCAAGGTTCAGGCTCTCCGGCACACTAATACCTACTAAATTACCTTGAGATAGTTTATTTATTTTCGTAGCAGGAACTAGTTTTTCTAAAAGCTCTAACTCTTTTATTTTACCAAGTGCTGGATAAAGTAATGACCTACCAATTCGTATGTATCTTGGGGCCTTCTTAAAAAATGCTTTTAACTTTGGATTATCCCTAACCATCATTGGCAGAGAATCGTCAAACCTAACTTTTATTCTCTGACCGCCGATTGAAAACTTAATGTAATCCGCTAACTCTTTTTTTACGATTGTGCCGTCAACTTCATCTGTAACAAGGTACCCCGTAGCTCTACCGTCTTGAAGAAGCGTAATGACTTTTCCCTGATCTACCCCATCAATTAAATCCGTAACTCCCTGCTTTTTTTCCGCATCTACTACGGTCTCAACAACATACTCTCCATAAGCACACAGGTCAGGCGTTAGATTCTCAATCAACTGGTCTAGATTTGTTCTCTTTTTTACTACCTGTAAGAACGCGTTAACATGTACATCTGGGTGGCTGAACTTAACTATATCTTCTGAACCGATTTTAGGAGAAAGCGCGTCATCTGTTATTTGACTCAGTATTGACTCAACTAGGTAGAAATCTCGAACGTTATCGACTGCACAGATAACCTTCTGCAACTTTGTAGAAACTCGTGTATAGATACTTGAATAGGCTGTTAATATGTAACTACGGTGAAACTGTGATAATGTCATACCAAGAGCATCTTGTCTTGCTCTCTCAAGCTCCTTTTGATACTCGGATAATGACATGACAGGAACTGGAACAGCGGCAGACTCAGAAACCGGCTTCTTTGAATTCTTTATTAGTTGTTCCAGTAAAGCTAGATTTACACGTAAATCATTTGACGACTGTGACATTTTACCACCTAGTTTATTTAATTTTATCTATGTAAGACTTAACACCGATTCGCCTACCACCAAGTACGGCTCCGTTAAATTTCTCGATTGCTTCTCTTGCACCGTCCTGTGTATAGAACGTAGCGAATCCAAATCCTTTTGATTTTCCAGTTGAATGATCTAGCACGATACGAATAGATACTACATGACCATAAATTGATAGCGCATCGAGCAAACTTTTTTCAGTGGTGTCGTAATTCAAACCGCCTATGAATACCTTATTTTCCATTGCTACCCCTCATATTAATATGATAATGCTACACAGAAAATTTCGTATATTCAAACTGTATCTGAGTCCAACTTCAGATCAAAATCTTTAGATCTGAAAATTGAATTAGATAAGTAAAAGTCCTGCCCCATGATAGAATCGGGACTAATGTCAATTTCTCCTGCGACAGCTTTAAACGCGTCAGCTATAACCTCAAAACAATACTTTTCTGTATCCGTGTTAGCAAAACCATAGTCATAGCTTAGACCTATATCTAGTGAAGCGTACCTAGCAGCCGCAGCCATGATATCGTGAGAAGACCGGCCGTGTGAGGGCTTGTTCAACTGAAAAGCCCTCACACGGTCTTTTGATGCAAGAAACGTTACTAAAT